CAATAGGGATAGGCTTGTTGCCTTGACCGAAGTAAAGGATGCGATCAAGTATACATCCAGGACGACCGAGCAGGAGTTGATCAACGCGTTAGCCGATCTCTTAGGCGTGAAATATGTTCTCGTTGGCAATGCCATCAAGAATAGCGCCAAAGAAGGACAGGCGTTCGCAAGCGCTGATATTTGGTCAGCAACCTATGTTTCCTTGGCCGTAATCGCTGAGAATGCTTTAGATCTTTCCCAGCCGTCAGTTGGACGTACGTTCCTTTGGAATCAGGATTGCCCGGATAACGCGTTTGTTGAGCAGTATCGCGCTGAGGATATCAGAAGCGATATCTTCCGCGTACGTCAGCATACCGATGAGAATCTCATCGATGCTTATTTCGCGCATCTTTTAAAGGTAGCGTAACCATAAGTAAAAAATCCATCGCCTCGGGGGAGCAATCCCCTGGGGTGTGGTTTTAAGACTATGACATTTAAAACCCAGCTGGCGACAGATGCAGCTTTAATATTTTTAAACGGCGATGAGTTCGCTGAAATTATTTCATACGTTTCAAAAGGCGTTGCGGCGAAATCAATTAAAACTATTGTCGAACGTAAAAGGATTTCGCCGGCGAGTGAAGATTCCGGTCGCACACTTATTGATCAGGTAGAGATCATTATCGCAAATGACGCCACATACGGCGTAACATCGATAAACAAAGGCGGTGACACGGTCTCCTTGCCGGAACGAATTGGCGGCACAAGTATTACCTGGAGCGTCGCAGATATTTTGAACCAGGACCCGGGGATTTGGCATTTACTACTTACTAAATAAAATGTCCGAATTAACTGTAGAAATAAATACAAAGGATTTAGAAACGGCCTTAAGGATCTTCCCTAAAGAGCTAAAGTATGAAATAGCTGATGGGATGGATCATATTAGCAAAAAATTCTTAGGTACTTGGCGCAAAGCGAGGCTTTTCGGGCCCCCCGGAATTAGGGGGAATACACAATTCGGATTATTTGGAAGGTTTCACCGAGCATCTCTTATCCCTGGCGAGAACGAAGGCATCGAGGGAATGGGTATGATCATCTTTACCGATTCTAAGATCGCTCGCATGCAAGAATTTGGGGCAAGAGTTACAAACCCTGGCGGGGGAAAAGTAGCAGTACCTCTATCTGCCCGGGCTGAAATGTTTACTGGTGACGGTCGGCTTAAGACTAAATACCGCCACCCGCAAGAAATAAGCAATGTAAAAAAGATATTTTTACGCGGAAAAGGATATCTGGCAAAGTTTGTACAAAGAGCAAAGACAATAATACCGATGTATATTTTAAAAAACAGCGTCCGCATTAAGCCGCGTCTTGGCTTTTACTTAACTTGGGATTCGATGCAGAACGCCCGAATTGAAATTCTTAATAAATCAATAAAGAATACATTAGAAAAAACTAAATGAGCACATCAATACGCGAAAACATCCTGGCAAATTTGAAGACTACCCTAGAGGGGATCACAACCATCCTTGGTTATAATAACACAATGGCTAGTATCCAGAGATGGAATCAACGCGGTAATTCTTTAGCATTAGTGCCTTGCATCGTGGTTAATTCCGGACAGGAAGAAAAGAAGCCGGAACCGAATCCCCAGGCGACCTGTAAATTTGCAATATACCTTGATGTTTGGTATCGACAGGACGATGACGAGACAAGGCCATCAGATCAGATAATCAGCAGCCTTTTAGCAGATGTGGAAAAGGCGATAATGGTAGATCCTACGCGCGGGGGTAATGCCGAGGATACCAATATATTAAACAATACTCCCTTTGAAACCATTGACGGCCAGCCGAGTTTTGGGGTTGTCGTTGAACTTGAAATTATATATAAACACAAATTAACGGACCCGACGGCGTATGTATAAATTAATTCACGTGAAATAAATTAACTAAGGAGGACCAGATGTTAATTAGAAAGCGGCAATTAGCGGTAAAGATTGAAGCAGTCGAAGGAACGGCCGAGGCATTAACTGCGGCAGAAGCTAAGTTATTGGTTTATAACCCGAAGGTTACTCACGATATAGAAATGTTTACCCGGGACCCGGTGCGGTCTACCTTCTCAGGCATGGGCAAGATCGCCGGCAAGAGACCCGCGGGCCTTTCATTTCGTATAGAATTGCGCGGATCAGGCACTAAAACAACCGATCCGGCATGGATAACCCTATTAAAGGGTTGCGGATTTGAGTCAAATGTACTTAAATCCATCGCCATTGGCGCAATTACTGCTGGTCCTTTTCAGCATGGCGAGATCATCACTGGCGGTACATCTTCCGGTAAAGGCCGCGTTATTATTAATACGGCCACAGGCGCAACGAAAGTTTATTATACCATCGTTTCAGGAACATTACAGACTGGTGAAGTGCTTACTGGCGGCACATCAGGAGCATCCGCAACATCTTCAGGTGCTCCCGCGACTGAAGGTCAGGAATATCGTCCGATCAGTAGTGGCGTATCATCCTTGACCTTGGGATGTTATGAAGATGGCGTGCTTAAGATGATTAAGGGCGCCCGGGGTAATGTGAAATTTGGTTTTAAGAGTGGCGAACCGGTAATGCTCGACTTTACTTTTCAAGGAGTTGAAGCAGGGATCACTGATGTTGCCTTATTGACGGCAATTGCGCACGAGACAACAAAACCACCTTCATTACTGTCAGCGACCTTACTGCTTGATGCTTATGCCGCGCGCATAGGAGAGATGAACATCGATGTCAATAACTCCCTAGCGGCCCGGGATGACATAAATGACGCCCGTGGTTTATTGTCTTTCCAGATTACGAATAGAAATATATCCGGTGGATTAAATCCGGAGATGGTGACCGTGGCCACGTATGATTTTTATACGAAGTTTTTCGGAAGTACTGATATTACGCTTAATCTTAATGCGGGAGCAACAACCGGAAACATGTTTAAGTTTTTTGCGCCGCGGTTACAGCTTATTAAGGTCGATGATGCGGACAGGGATGGCATGGCACTCGCCCAGTGTTCATTCGAGCTTAATGGCAGCGTCAATGGGGATGATGAGTTTAGTTTTATTCAACTTTAATTGAGGAGGTGGAAACATGTTAACAGGGATAAATATTTATGAGGCAAAGCCATACGTTTCGAAATACGATCCGGACAAAAATAACCCCACAACCTTTCATATAGGTTCGATGGACCCGTTCCTAAGATCTTATATAGAAGACGCGACAACCTCTTTAAAGTTTAGTTCAAAAAATCCGAATGATATGGCGGAAGCAAATATTTTAGTAAGTAAGCGCAATATACTGGCAGTTAAGTTTGGGGTACGCGATATTGAAAATTTTGAAGATCCCCAGACAAAGAAGCCGGTTAAGTTTGACACAATCAGCACATCTATAAATGGGAAGAATTTTCCCGCGGTATCAGATGAAATAATAAAGATGTTGCCAAAGGATCTGATTGACGAATTGGCGGAAGTTATCCTCTCGGCCAATAGGCTTACGGAGGAAGAAGCAAAAAACTAATTATGGCAGTCCAGGTTATGGATGCGGGCCTGGAATGCCGCGGATGTACCAGTGAGCAGAAGATTGAGCGCGGCTGCGATAAAGATTCACCGATACCCGGGTATTGGAAGTTTGAAGATTTTGAAACAAGCCGTTGCCCCGTAAAGATAGTAACAAAAAGTAGTACGCAGTTGATTGAAACATTTTTGTATTTTAAGCAAGGATTTTTGCCAAACGCCGGGGGATGGATGGATCAACCGGCAAAATTATTTGAAGCCTTTGAAGTAATCGAAGCGGAATCACGCAAGATTCAGGAAAGTAAGGAGAAAGATACCCATGCCAAGTAATCACGAGCTAGAAATAATAATGAGGCTCAAAGATGAAATTTCTCAGAAACTCATCGGAGTGCAGGGAGCTTTACAGAAACTTTCCAATATAACTAAAGATGTAGCCCGAGAAATGCGAAAAATGGGCAGAGAGATGTCTTATGTAGGCATGTCTATGACCGCGGTAGGAACCGCCATCACTGCGCCTTTAGCCCTTGCGTATAAGACCGCAGGAAACTTCAACGCAGATATAGCCCACCAACTTAGACAAACCCAGAATGTATTTAATAATCTTTCGTTATCAATAGGTAAATCATTATTACCTGTGATGAAGCAATTAACCGATAGCGTAGCCAATGCGGTTGGTTGGTGGAATAGCCTTGAGCAAGCCACAAGAGATAAAATAATCCAAAACATTTGGAATTTAGGTAAGAGCTTGATAGCACTTGGAGTTTCCCTTGTTGTAATTGGGAAAACATTGTCTACCCTAGCGAATTTAGGATTACTTATAGCTAATTTCTCAAAAATACAATTTATATTTACCGCTTTAATGGGCCCGATTGGATGGGTCACAATAGGATTTGTAGTGCTTACTATGGCTATGTTGAAATGGAAAGCGGTAGCGGATGCTGTTATGAACACCGCGCAAAGTTTAGCTAAAGCATCGTTTTGGGGTTGGATTGTTTCTTTGAAAGGTGGCCAAGCAGGAATAGATAAAGTTTTTGGTAAGGATGGAGATTGGGCAAAAGGATTTGATGATTTTAAGCAGAAGATTACTGACTTTGGTGCATTTTATAAAGAAATTATGGGATCACTTACGAGTAAGGGTGCGGATGTAGAAAAGAATGCGGGCGGTTTCTGGTCAGGGTTTGATAAGGCGATTAGTGATGCAATGGATAAATTGCATGACTTTCAGCAACTAGGCATAGATGTGGCCAATCAATTAACCACTGGATTAGCAGGAGCATTTGAAAGTTTTATCAATGATGCTTTTTCAGGGCAGTTAAAAAGGGCCCAAGACTATTTTGCCGCGTTTGGTCAGTCAATAGTCAATATATTTGCTCAAAAGATATCACAGATGGCAGCAAATTGGATAGCGTTTCAAGCGTTGTTGGCAGGCCAACAATTAATAGGAAACATTTTTAAACTGTTCTCGAGTGTCGGAAACGGATTCTCTGCTGCATCTACAACTACCAGTTCCGGGTTAACCAATGCTTTTAATGCCACACAATTTAATCCTACAGCAGGATTAAGTTTAGGGACCATGCACACAGGCGGTATTGTAAGGGCCCACGGAGGACTTAACCTGGCGTCAGATGAAGTGCCGATCATAGCGCAAACAGGAGAAAGGATCTTATCGCGTAAACAGAATAAAGCATACGAGGAAGGTAGGGGGGGAGTAACTATCCAACCAGTTTTAGTCATTAAGGCGTATGATTTTGCCGATGTCGATAAACATAAACCTCAAATTATAGCGTGGGTAAGTGAAGCCATAAATAGTAACGGAGCATTAAGGGGGATTATGAAAAAATATGGATAATATCGTAAAAGCCATAAAGGATAAATAAAAATGTCGAACGATTTCATTTTAGCACCAGATTTTGTATTTGACGAAAATCCTCAATATAAAACTTTAATCTCGCAGTTTGAGAATGGCGCTGAACAACGCAGGGCAAAGCGTTCAAGTGCTATCACGGAGTATAAGTTAGTTTATAAAAACAGGAGCGCAACTGATTTAGGAACCGTTACAACCTTATTTAACAGTAAAAAAGGAGCATTAACCTCTTTTACCTGGACACATCCGGTCAGTGCAGCAACCTTAACAGTAAGATTTAAGGAAGATAGCTTAACTTATAGTCATACAAGTTGTGGATTATATGATTTTGAGTTTTTTTTAATCTCAATAGCCTAAGCCTAATGTATACGCAAGATAATACGTTTAAAACAGAAAAAAATAAGTCAAGCAATCAGCCAATTTATTTATATACCATTGAGGATTACAACGGCAGCGTAGATTTAAATCTTGCCGAATGGGATACCGATATAACCTACGATGGTGTAACCTATACCAAATTCCCTATTAAACATGACGATATTGGGGAAAATTCACAGGGGGAAATTGCTAACTTTAAAGTTACAGTTTCTAATGTAAATCGTATTATCCAAGCATATCTTGAGGGTTATGATCTGCGCGGCAAAAAGGTAACCATCACACTTGTTTGGGCCAACCAATTAAATGATGCTGATACGAATATTAAATTTATTTATTATATAGATAACTATATTGTAACACAAGACGCGGTTGAGTTTGTATTATCAGGTAAGTATGACATCATCGATTTAACATTACCCAGGGGTATTTATAACCGTAACTACTGCCGGTGGAAGTTTAAGTCAACGGAGTGTGGCTACGCGGGGGCGCAAACAACTTGCGATAAACGTAAAGCGACTTGTAAAACAACGATGAACAATATAGCAAGATTTGGTGGGTTTCCGAGTGTTCCTACGGGGAGATTATATACGTGATGAATGAGCAAGATATTATTAATAAATATTTGGGCGTTCCATATAAACATCAGGGAAGGGATTTGAAAGGCATTGATTGCTATGGATTAATTATTAGTATATACGCAGATTTAGAAATTAAGTTATTTGATATTGAGGAAGACTATACAGATGATTGGGCATGGAAAGGTAAGAATTATTTTTTAGAGAATGCCCATAAAGATTGGCAAGAGGTAAATAAAGCAAAATTGTTTGATGTTGTGGGATTTAAGAATGGCACAGGAATATTCAATCACGCAGGAATTATGCTTGACGGGATTAGGTTTATAAATAGTTGCAAAGCAGGCACAGTAGTTTGTAGGGTAAGTGATCTAAGATGGCAAAAGAGATTTTGCGGATTTTACAGAAATAAGGGGTTAATACAATGAGGTTATTTAGGGTAGTTTCTGGTATCTTCAATTCCATCTTTGGAATAATAGGCAATACCACCCAAACCCAAACTGTAACCAGTCAAGGAATTATCAACAAAGTCAAAACTTATCCGGTTTTCAATATAGACCCAAGTTTCGTAGATGTGTCCATTGATGTTTTGCTTAGACCAAGCGGTAGGAGAACTGTGAGTAAAGCTATTAAGGAAAGTAGTGTTTTTAATAACTTGTTCTTTAGTCATGCCTATATGGATTACTTGTGCGAGGCTCTTAGAATATTCTTTGCGTGCAGTTACGCAGCCGCAGAAGGTAACACAGATAAACAAAAGCAACAATATTTTCATATTAAATGGGGTTACTGATTATGATATTCCAAATTACCAAAGGGTTTGCGGTTACTATAGCCAACGAGGATATTATCAACAAAATCAAAATTGCCAATCCAATCACCATAATTCAAACTTTCATAAGTTTTATTATTGATTACTTGTCTATTCCAAGAAACAGGGTTTTTAGCACGAGAAAGCAGCTCTTGTTTAGTCATCCCGATGTGGGTTGGAATAACTTGATTCATAGCACAACCACATAAGGTAAAACAGATTAGTAAAATAAATATGATTTTCATAGAAAAAATATAACATATTTTCGGAGATTGTCAATGTCAATCGTAATTAAATATATCCCAAATATCCTAAAAGACGAAGGCAGAATAACTAAGGAGTTGATCTTTAATTCTGATTATGTATTAAGGGATTATCTTGAACTATCCGGTTTTGATTATGGGGGTGATAATAAATTTATAGTTACTGGCAAAGTAGTAGCTGATTTTTGCGCAACCCTTAAAGATGGTGATGAGGTTATTGTTACTCCTAAAATAAATGTTCCTGCGCTTGTATTTATATTTGGTTCAAATGCTACTTTTTGGATGGCAGTTTGGAACGTCCTTGTTATAGCATCAGCTGTTCTTTCAGTTGCGTATTCAATATACTCAATGTGTACACAACCCCGGGCGCCTACTTTTAATACTTCCGGAGATGGGCTTGATGAGGGTTCGCCGACTTACGGTTGGGACGGAATAACCAATACTCAAGATGTAGGCATTCCTGTGCCAAAAGGTTATGGAGAGTTTAGGGTAGGCGGTAATATAATCAATCAGTTTATCCGCACCGACGGCGATAAAGAATATCTTAATTTACTTATTGCCTTATCCGAAGGCGAGATTGAAAGTATAGATAGTGTAGAAATAAACGAAAATCCCTCAGCCAACTTTGATAATATAGTTTTGACTAAGCGATATGGCACAAATAATCAAGCACAAATAGCAAATTTTAACGACAGCCACGACCTGAAAGCGCTCAACGCCAATCTTACTAAAAATAACGCTTATGTATATACAACAGTAAATACAGATATTACCGCCTTTGAATTAAAACTTACTTGCGTCGGAGGATTATTCCAACAAGGAATTTCCGGAAATGTGGACAGTTGGGCGGTAACCTATCAAGTTGAATATAAACTACACGCTGATGGAAGTTACACCGATTTAGGTTCAACTACCATAGATGGTAAATCACGTACGGATTTACGTAAAATATTCCGCAAGGAAGGACTGACCGCTGGTCAATACGATATAAGGATTACAAGGACCTCTGATGATAGTAGTTTAGATCCAATGAAACAAGGAGATCTTTATCTCAAGGGCGTAGATGAAATTGCTCAAGATGAACCACTTGTCTATCCTAATGTAGCGCTCCTAGGCATAGAAGCTCTTGCAACCGATCAACTAAGCGGCAGTACACCAACCATTACCTCTTTAGTTAAGGGTGCAAAGGTAAGCATCCCGGCAGTATTAACTGAAGAAGATGGCGATTCTGTTGCTTGGGATCTATATTATTGGGATGCTGCGAATAGCCTATTCAAGTTATTATCCAATAATAATACTTTATATTGGGATGGCGCAACTTATGTAACCGCTTATTCCGCTAACCCGATATGGTGTTTAAGGGATTTAATTACCGATACTCGTTATGGCTTGGGAGATTATATCACTACTTCTAATATGGATGCCGCACAGTTATTAGAGATGGCTTTATATTGTGAGGAAAAAGTTAGCGATGGAGATGGCGGATATGAAAAACGTTTTAGATTAGATGTAGTTATAGACAGCAGCACAAGGGCAATAGACTTGCTCTCGCAATTATCCGCAACCTTTAGATGTTTTACTTTTTATTCCGGAGGGGCAGTTAAACTAAAGATAGACAAAGCCGAAAGCCCTGTTCAGATGTTCGGCATGGGTAATATTATCAGCGAAAGTTTTACGCAATCTTGGAAGTCTATTAAAGATATTCCAAATGTGGTTGAAATCCAATTTATGAACAAGGATTTAAATTACAAGCAAGATATCATAACGGTAATGGACGAGGTGTCTATTGCCGCGGGTGATCCTATCCGTAAGAAGTCATTACGATTATTCTGCACACACACAAGCCAAGCGATAAGAGAAGGCAAATACTTGCTTAATATAGGAAAAAATATACAACGTACTGTATCTCTTAAGGCCGGTATTGACGCTATCGCTTGTCAAGCCGGAGATGTAATTAACGTAGCCCACGATGTGCCACAATGGGGCATTGGTTCAGGCAGGGTGCAAACAGGTAGCACTACATCAAAGGTTAAGTTAGATCAACCAATTATTATTGAAAGCGGTAAAACTTACAAGATAAGGGTTAGGTTCGCTGACGACACGCAAGAAGAAAAGACCATAAGCGATGGTGCGGGAACTTATACCGAGGTTAATGTAACTGGTAATAGCTTTAGCCAAGCCCCGGCAAATTATGATCTCTATTCTATTGGCGAGGAAAATAAGGTTGTAGCGCCATATAGAATAATCTCAATGAAACGCGCGGAGAATAGCGAGGTTGAGATTACCGCATTAGAATACGATGTAGATGTCTATGATACAGATACAATTCTATTGCCGGATAATAATTATTCTGCTTTGTCTTTTACCATACCGCCGGTAGAAAATTTAACATTGACCGAGAGCGTTATTGTTCTTGGTGATGGTTCTATCCAAAGCGCAATAGACGTATGGTTCACAAAGCCACTAGTTACCGGATATGTCCTCAAGCGGTATAACAGAGCAAGAATTTACTTATCTGACAATGCCGGAGCGTCATATTCATATATAGGAGAAACAACCGCAGAAACTTTTAAAATCCAGGGTGGATTAACTAACGCGACTTATAAAGTTTTGGTTGTATCGGTTTCGGATAGTAATGTAGAAAACGCTAGGAGTGCCAGCCCATCAGCATCTATTACTTTAGCAGGCAAGGATTCTAACCCTAACAATGTTACAAATTTTGCATATACTTTCCTTAATGCACTTGTTTTTATTTGGGATAAGAATACAGACAAGGATCTATTAGGTTATGAAATAAGAGACGCCAATTCAAACTGGGGAGTTCAAAACGCTAACCTTATTTATCGTGGCCTTGCAAATACATTTACGATAGTTGCGCCTGCGTCAAGATCACCCGCAACTTATTATATCTGCGCTTTTGATACCTCAGGCAATTACTCGGCCACTCCCGCAAGCCTTACGCCCACAAATGCGGCGCCATCAGCACCATCGATAACAGCCACACAATGGTTCGGCTATGCCAAGATTGAGTGGATGGATAGCGTTGATACTGACTTAAGATATTACGAAGTCTATAAATCCAATACTAACGCTTGGGCCGGAGAAGAGACATTAGAGGCAAGAATAGCCGGAAAAATGGTTACTGTTCAAGGCAATGCTCCTGTTGATGCGGTTGCAGCTTCACCAGACAGCACAAGCATAACGGATACTCTACTGATCGGAAAAGGTGTTAATTACTTCCTTGGGGATGTCTTACTACAAACAAGCGGAACATATATCGGCCAAGAAGCGATCATAACCGCTTTCGACAATGCGACAGGCAAGGTTTCAGTGGCCAGTTGGCCATCCGGGACCCCAACTGCCCTTGATAAATTTACCATAAAGGATAGGGCATATTATAAGGTAAGAGGCGCGGACACTTATGGCCCGGGGAATTTCTCTTCCGCAGTAACAATTAATTTCACGCCACTAGATGCTTCTGAAATAGGTGATGCGATAATATCTGCTCGTAAACTTATCGCAGGAGAGTTGATAACATTATCCGCGCAGATAAAGGATTTAATAGTAACCAACGCCAAGATAAGCGACTTAGATGGCGGGAAGATTACAGCTCAATCAATAACGCTTTCAAAGCTGGCATCAGATGCCGTTCCCCCTAAGACATTTTATCAAGATGACGCACCTACCACAGGAATGAACGAAGGGGATTACTGGATCGATACAAACGATAGCAATAAACTTTATGTCTATCAGAGCTCAGCTTGGGTTGTGATATCACAAAGTGGCGGAGGAGGTGGCGTAACCACCTTCAGGCAATCTACATGCCCTACAGCCACGTCCGCGGGCGATCTATGGATAGATAGTGATGACAGCAAACTATATAGGGCGACTAATGCCGGAGATGATGCGGTAACGGCCGGAGAATGGGTACTGATAGATGCGGCCGTAGCAACCGGGTGGGCGCATGCATCTGACACCACTAAAATAGATGGCGGAGATATCTATACAGGCACAGTAACGGCAGATAAGATTAGTGTTGGTCAGTTGGATGCGGTTACGGCAAATACCGGGTCTTTAACGGTTGACGAAAG